ATCGTTTAATAAAGCTATCTTTCAGAGTTTCATACAATCCCTCTGGTTTTTGATTAGGACCAAAGAAATAAGAAGTCCAAGGAGCTTTACCTTTGTAGTAAACTGAGCGAGCTAGTTTGATGCCCTCTGTTGAAGCCCAGTCTTGCACATAGCGTTCGTATTCTAGTTTCTCTGCGTGTAGCTTAGAAATAGGAATAGTCTGGCCTTGAATCATAACAGCAGGTTCGTTAGGATCACCCTTAAAGCCAAGAAACAACTCTGAACGTGCTCGTGAGCGACGATCTAGTAGTCTTGAAACGTTAACAGTTGAGAAGTTCATTTCTGAACGTAGAGTAGCAACAAAGTTTTCCCAAGGAACTGGATTCTTTTGGTAACGTTCAAATAACACACGCAGATTTTCAACTACTACTGTTTGTTGATTTACTGATACTCGATCTTCAAGAGAGTTTGTAAAGTCTTCAATAAATTGCTTTTGATTACGATCAAGTAGCTTAGACTCTTTCATGTAGTCTACACGTTCTCTCAACAAAGTAAAATCTGGATCATAGTAAAGAGTAGAACGGCTCTCACCTGTAAAGGGGTCGAAGGTGTTATTACGAGGATCAAATTCATTGTTAGAAGCGGTTCTTACACCACGCTTACCAGCAAGTGAAGTACCTCGATAGTCAGTTAAGCTGATTGAAGAATTGCTATTTGTAGAATCTGCTACGATTAAGTCTGCAAGATCTTTTTGTGCTTGCTTAGAACGTACTAACTGGAAAGGGCGAGCAACATCTACGAAGGCAGCTTGCGGGTCTTTCCCTTTCATTGTAATTGGGCCAAATAAAGTTAGTAAGTTATCTTTTAGTCTAACTGCGCTAATATCAAGCGGAGAACCTAAGTTACTAAAGAAATCAGTTAGAGATAAAGCACCATTTTCAAATAAAGCTACTTTCTCTTCAGAACCTAGTTTATCTAGCTTTGTAGCCATAGGTTGACGTAACAACCAATCAGCAAAGGTTTCTTTTAGAGGTAATGCTCCTGTAAGCTTGTTATCAGCAACTGCAGCTAAAGCAGTTTTGTTTACTCGATCAGAAGTGCTAGCAAGTATTTCTTTTTTACCTTTTAACACAGGAACTAAAACAGAACGACAACGCCAGTGTAGCGGAGGACGCACTTTCAAGTTGTCATTACTTTGGAATAAGTTATCATAGCGAGAACAAATCTCACTAGTACGTGAGTCAAGAATAGCTGTAAAGACATAACCAGAATAAACTTCTTTGTTAGCCTCAAATACTTTTTGTTTAACAATGTTGTCAGCTTGAGTCATGTGGGTAGTGACTAGTGTTTTAGCTTGGTTATCTGTCAATTTAGTAGTTTGAAGTACCTTCTTTACGATATCTTCTTCTACTTCACCTGAAGCAATGCCTTTACGAATAGTCAAGTTAATTCTTGTCAACTCAGAGCCACCAATGTTCTCAAAGCTCTTAGCAAGAGTAGGGTGATTCTTAGTTTCGTTAAAAAGCTTTAAAGGCTGGCTAATAATATCTCTAGACAGCTGTCCACGGTTAACTGATTGGACACTGTAAAAGTCTCCAACAGAACGTCTTAGATTGTTTGTTTGAAAGTCCAATTCTGCTCCGATTAAATCAGAAACAGAGTTAGAGCCTAGAGCATAAAGTTCTTGAACATGTCGAGTTACCTCACGCTCTAGGGATAAACGATCTTTTAAGTCTTTTCCTAAGATTTTTTTCAGTAGCCCACGATGACGAGTTGAAGCTCTGTCGATGAGAAGGTTAGCCGCTTCTTGATAACGACGCATAGTGAGCATGTGCTCAATCTGCCTGTCGAATAGGTCTTGGGTTAGACTCATTGAGTTCTCCTATTAAATTTCTTCAGGATAAGGATAGCGATCACGAATTTCTTGACGTTTTGCTAGCCATTCTTCTTTTGTAGCTTCTTCTGCCTGCCATTGAAAAAACAAAGGATCAGCTTCAGTAGCATAGGCAATACTACGTTGATTCTCTTGATTAATCTTTAGCTCTACTTTTTCTTCTTTAGTTAGAGCTACCACAGACCAACCAACGCACCATGACCCATTTACTAGGGTAACTTCAGTTTCTTCAGTTAGTTTTTCAGTAAGATAGTCATAACCGGGTTGTGGTAAGTGAACGACTTCAAGTACACCATACTCTAGTAGGATACTACTACTAATTGATTCTGGAAAAGAGGTGTTAGGGTTGTCTTGTTTTAGCTGGTATAAAGAGTAAGGGTATGATACCACTTCTCCATTTTCTACTTTAACATAACTCATAGATTAATCTTCCTTATCTTGATTTTTATCAGAAGTGAGCATCATATACTCTTTGTTAGTCATTTCAACTTTACCAAAGATTCTTTCAGAGATTTCATCAGCAAAAGAGGAATACTTTGCAGCCATTGCATCTAAGAATTCTTCTAAATCTGCACTAGAAAAAATTTCTTGATTTTTGATACGCTCATTAGTGTAATTAATATAACCTGAAACTTCTGCTAAAGCAATTTGAACATGAACACCATACTGTTGTAAGTATTCAATAGTTGCTTCTTTAGCTCTAGAACATTCTACTAGATTATGGTACAGTAACTCAAAGCCTCTACGTACATGATGTTGTTTTTCTTCAGCTTCAAAAGTAGATTCATCCCAATCTAAAATATTATTCTTAGTTTTGATTGCATCGTAAGCGTCTGCTAAAGAAGCGATATCTTTGAAAGCACCGTTTACTTTATTTTCTAGCAAGTCTAGACTGATATTTTTGAGTCTCAGCTCAGCCTCATTTACTAAGCTGTAGGGTTTACTGGAAAGTTCTTCAATTTCGGTTACAAGTTTAGCATGACTTAACTGAGCTTCTGCTAAAGCCATTTTTCGTTTTTCTACTTCTGCTAAAATTTGTCTTAACATTCTCATAGGCGACTGACCATTCATCATGGTAAGCGTCATCATTTGAAGAGTAGACTGACTATTACTTCTATCAAAAGCTTTAGTTTTTTCTACAAGTTCTGGCATACGTTCTGAGACTTTTGCTAGCACTGCAGCATTTACCGAAGTAGTAGCAGGAAGAGTTACTGTTTTAGTTACAATATTACTCATTTAAGCACCCGTAAAACCTGAAAGAGCGGCAAGAGCCTGTCTAGCAACCGTTAAGTCCCCAAAGTCAGTAGCGTTACCTGTAGTGGAAATTGTGATATAGTCAATAGCATTAACCACTGCTTCAACCACATCAGGTTGATACCCACCTCCAAAGACTCCCCTTGAGCCATTAGAAGTTGCAGCCACAAAGTTTCTTCTTTGAGTCAAGTCTCCAAAATCAATAGCGTTACCTGCAGTTGCAATCGTAATGTAGGCTATTGTGTTTACAGCAGAGTTGGAAATGTTGTTTCCACCACCAAAAACACCTCTAGGCCCATTTGATGTGGCCGCGAGTTGTGATAGATTAAGAGTCAAGTCTCCAAAGTCAGTAGCGTTACCTGTTGTAGCAATAGTTTTATAGTCTATTGTGTTTGTTCGGCCCGTCGCGAAGAAACCTTCTTGTCCACCACCAAAGACACCTCTAGACCCATTTGATGTGGCAGTAATGTCATGTCTAGCAACCGTTAAGTCTCCCAGGTCAGTAGCATTACCTGTAGTTGCAATCGTAATGTAGTCTATTACGTTACTGCTATTTGAGGTAAAACCTCCACCAAAAACACCCCTTGAGCCATCAGAGGTTGCCCCGAGACCAGCTCTAGAAACAGTCAAGTCTCCAAAGTCAATAGAGTTTCCTGTAGTTACAATCGTAATGTATTCTATTACGTTAGATCTACTAGAAGCATTGGTTTGACCACCGCCAAAGACTCCCCTTGAGCCACTAGAAGTTGCAGCAGTTCCATATCTAGCCGAAGTTAAATCACCAAAATCAACAGCGTTACCTAGAGTAGAAATAGTGATATAATCCATGGTGTTGTAGTAAGTGCTTGAAGAGTTAATAGCACCACCACCAAAGATACCTCTGTTTTTGCTACCCCCAGTATCTGCACCTAGTAAATGTTTAGTTGTAAACATTATGTACCATTCCCTACTAATGCACCATAAAGTGTTGTACTAACTTTCCAGAGTGCTACTACAGTATAGCCAGTGGTTGCGAGAGTAGGCGCAACTCTACCGTTGTTAACCCATGTCATAGTAGGCCAAGTTATTGTAAAGTTAGTACCATCGTCAATCATTACTGTCATACTTTCACCTGCAAGAATAGAGTCAGTCAGTGTGCGACTAGCAGTAAGAGTTATAAGTTGGATAGTTCCATTATTAGGATCTAGAGCTGTACCTGCAAGAGTAAATACGGTTTCTTTAATAGCACTTGAAAAGGTTACGGTTCCATCAGCCGCAGCAGTAACTGCTTTACTAGCTTCAGAAACGCCAAGGGTAGTTACACCTAAAGATACAGTGGGATTTCCTGCTGATCCATTGCCATTTGTAACAGTAACTCCTGTACCTGCAGCAAGTGTACGCTTAGTAAAGGTATCTGTTCCTGTTTGTGCAACTAAACCTGCTGTAGTGTCTAAACCTGCAAGTGCTGTTAGTGTAGCATCAGCAGTCTGCTTACCTGTCATAGCAGTAGTTAGAACTGTAGTAGTAGCAGAATCTACTGATGCGATATTTTCGAGGCTACGACTGTTTCCGATTACAGTAGTACCTCCAACTTGAATTGCCATCTTCATATCTCCTTTCTAGAGTTACTCGGCTTTAGCCTTTAATAGTTCGATTTCTTCTTTTAGTTCTTTTACTGCTTCAATTAGCACAGCAACAAGGTTAGCATAAGCTACTGCTTTAGTACCGTTTTCTCTTTCAGTGACTACTTCTGGTAAAACCTTTTCTACTTCTTGAGCAATCAAGCCAATAGCTGCACGATTATCTTCTTTCCAGTTAAAAGAAACACCTCTTAGTCGGGTTACAATTGCTAATGGGCTAGTAATAGCCTCAATGTTTTCTTTTAGGCTAACATCTGAAGTAGTGTTAAAGTCTGTAGCTGTAACTGTAGTAAAAGTTTTCGCACCAGCAAAAGTTTGAGTACCTGTAGTTACGATACCTGAAGCTGTGTCTGAAGCACTAGGGATAGCTCCAAAGCTAACAGCAGTCATACCTGCACCAGTTAGTGAGCCTGTAGGCCCTGCTGTAGTTCCATCTGTCCAGCTATAAGCTGTAGGATACCAGTTAGCATCTGTCCAAGGTACGTTAACTACAGCTTGACCTGCAGCGTTAACTTGAATGCCATAGGTTCTGCTAGCAGTTGTAGTTACAGCGTTAGCAGCTGTAGTTTGAACTGTGTCACTAAACAACTCTACACCACCTAGTGCAGTTGAAGTTGCAGCTGGAAGTGTATAAACAGTATCAGTCCAAGGAACGTTAACTACAAGTTGAGCAGCTGCATTAGGTTGAGTACCATAAGTACGAGAAGCTGTAGAAGAAACGGCATTAGCTGCAACTGATTGCACAGTATCACTGAATACCCTTCCACCACCAGTAACAGTTGTAGAAGCAAAAGGAAGTACGTAGTTATTAGCATTAGCTGCAATACCGTCTAGCTTTGTTTTATCTGCTGAAGACATAACTCCGGCTAAGCTAGTTGTAGCAATATCAAGTGTAGCTCCTGTTCCTGTACTTGAGGTAATAGGGACAGTAGTAGTTGTTCTTGTTCCTTGAGAGATATTAGTTGCTACGTTAACTTGAGCACCTGCTGCAATACCATCTAGCTTTGTTTTATCAGCTGCACTCATAGAACCTGCCGCAGAAGTTGTAGCGGCACTAATAGAAATAGCAGGAGTTATGCCTCCTGAACTAACAATAGGAGCAGTACCTGTTACTGAAGAAACTTTAGCAGCTACATCAGTAGTTGTTGCCATTGTTCCAGCAGTTAAAGTCACGTTTCCATCTGGAATTGTGATAGTTCTGTTTGCAGTAGGTTGATTAGAAAACTCTGAGTAGAAGGTGCCTGCAGTATTGAATAGACGAAGGTTACCTGCGGAAGTAAATTGGGCAGCTGCAGTACCGTTTGTAGCAAAACCAAGAGTATCTGCACTAGCAAGATACATTCCAGTGTTAGTATCCGAAGTAAAGTCATAGGCTGGTTCTGCTGCTGTACCATTTGCTGCTCCGATAGCTGCTGGGAAGTCTACATTACCAAATTCGTCTGTAGAGTATACGTTTCTTCTTCCTGTAGGATAACCACCCCACCATTGATTGTTGTATATAGCGATGTTATTACTAGGAAAACTTCCATTCCAAGTTGGTGTAAATAACACATAAACTTCATGAAAATGAGTTCCGAGTGTACCTGTTGGATGAAAAGGAATAGTACTAAACGGTAAATAAATATGACCAGGTTGACCAGCCACTTGAGCTGTAGAGCTAGTATGTTGAGTCCAAGCACCACTATCATGTTTTTTAAATACTTGTACAGAAGTACTGTGACCTCCTCCTGAAAAGTATGAATAAAAAGAATTGAGATAAACATAACTAGTAGCACGAAATCTAATACGGAAGTAAGGTGTGTTATAAGGAATAACAATACCTGATAAACTAACATCCCCGCCAACTAACCTACGTTTGTTTACATCACTTGCAGCAGTATCCGTCCAAGTCACATTGTCTGTAGAAGTTTCTACCCAAATATTAGCAATGTTAAATCTATCGGTTTTATTTGTAAACTGTGCATCGAACAGAGCAGCTTCCCGAACTGTAGGAGTACCTAAGTTAGCTCTTGGAACACCAGAAGTTTGTTCTGCTTCTGCACCAATTTCGGTTAAGCTCCAAGCTACGTTAACAGAGCCATTAACTGACTTAGCTGTGTTACCTACAGTAAGGTTTCTAGCTGTTTGCCAAGTAGTAGCAGTAGTAGCATTACCACTTAACGCTGCTGTAACTGTTCCAGCTGAAAAGTTACCAGAAGCATCACGAGCAACAATAGCACTAGCTGTGTTTGCGTTTGTTGCAGTTGTAGCTGAGTTAGAAACTTTACCAGCAGTTGAAATAGTAGCTAGCTTAGTGTCAGCAATAGCCGCACTAGCATTAATGTCTGCGTTTACAATAGCCCCAGCAGTAATAGCTGAAGAAATTGAAATGTTAGCACTACCATCAAAGCTAGTAGCTGTACCTGTTACATCACCACTGATAGCAATAGTACGAGGAGTAGTAAGGGTTGCAGCGGAGCCTGTAGTAGACGCTGTAATAGTGCTACTTGGATTCCATACAGAAGTAGTAGAATTCCAAGTTAAAGGTTGACCATTAGTAGGAGTAATGGAAGAAACATCATGAAGCTCATCTAAGTGAAAACCAGCAATAGGCCGTACAAATAGTATACCTGTCGTAGCATGAGCACGAACAACTATCGCAACAGAAATACTTTGGTTAGGTGCAGTAGGTTTTACATTTGTTAGCTTACCTGAGGTAGTAGCTGAGCTATAAAGAATTGTCCCATCTATCCAAGTTTCACTTACTGTACTGCCAGTAGTGTTAATATTTTTGATTTCACCAAAACTAACAGCAAAACCAGTATCTCCAACAGCAAAATCTTTTTCTGCTACACCAACAGTATAAAGTTCTTCAATAGTATTGTTAGCAATAAACTTGTTAACTGTAATTTTACCAGAAGCTCCTACTGTTCCAGTAGCATACAAAAAATCTCCTTTAGCTAAAGCTACGTCTGCCTTAATAGGTAGTTTTTGTTCTTCTGTATTACCTAAAGAAATAATACTGTTACCAGTATCTTTTGTAAAGAGTTTTTTATCGGCAAGGTTGATAGCAAGCTCGCCGACTTCTAAGTCTGTAGTTAGTGGAACTTTCTCAGTAACACTAGACTTTTTGTGAATAATTTTAGTAGCCATATAGATGACACCTTTCTGTCAATTAGTAAGAACCGCCGTCTAGTTTAACGTTTTGTAATGGCCAATCGCCCATATCCCAAGCATCATTAGCTTCATTCCAGATAAACTGTACGTTAGTATCAGTACCACGCTCTACTTCAAAACCAGCATTTTGGCTAGCAGCACCTGTTTCATCAGCATTTAGAATGATAATATTGTCGCCAATGTTAACAGTGTTAGAGTTTACAGTAGTAGTAGTACCGTTAACGGTTAGGTTACCTGTAATAATAGTATTGCCACCAACGTTAAGGTTTCCACCAACACCTACACCACCAGTTACAATTAGTGCACCTGAAGTAGTACCTGTAGAAGCTGTAGCATTAGTTAGTGTAACTGCAGTTGCAGTAGTTGCACCACGACCAGTTACGGTAGCAAGGGTATCTGCTTCAGCAGTTAGAATGCCAGCTTCTGCAAGAGTGTTGTTAACCCAAGCAGTACCATTCCAACGTAGAATTTCACCGTTAGCATTACTGGTAATAGTAACGTTAGAAAGAGAGTCTAGAGTATGGTTGTGAGCAGAGGTAGCTGCACCAATGAGAGCAGGAGTAATAGCTACAGAAGCTAAACCTGTAATATGACCAAAGCTATCTAAAGTGACATCTTGGATTACAGTTGCACCAGAGTTATCTACAGAAGCTTGTGAAGAGGTATCTGTATGATCTACAGTAAAGCTAGGATAAGTACCTGAAACGGTAATACCACTACCAGAAGCAATTGAAACTGTCTGGTTAGGAGCTGTGTTAGTAATAGTAATAGTATCTGTAGTAGCGTTGGTTGCAATAGAAATACCAGTACCTGCTGCTAAAGTTAAAGCGTCAGTCTTTGCATCTGCTTCTACTGTAGTTTGACCAGCAACAATTACAGAGCTAAAAGCATTTTGATTTACTTCTGCACCTGTAGCAATACCATCTAGTTTTGTTTTATCAGCTGCACTCATTACCCCAGCTGCAGAAGTTGTAGCAGCAGAAAGATCACGAGTTGTTACAGCAGTAACATGCCCTAGCGTATTAACTGTAACGCTGTCAATAACATTAGTACCATTGTTAGTAGCGTCTACGGCAATAGCTGTTTGTGTTGGATGAGTATAAATAGAAGAGTTAGTGACAGTAGTTTTACCAGTAGTGTCGTTATATGCTACTGAAATACCTGTACCAGCAATAACGTCTACACCAATAATATCTTGTACTGCTTCAGCAAAATCTGTAATGTCAGTTGAAACATGTGTATGTCCAACGGCACTAATACCAGCTTCTGCAAGAGTATTATTGATCCACTTAGAAGAAGTTCCGTCATACTTTAGAACTTCACCAGTAGCTACAGAAGTAATGGTAACGTCTGCCAAAGCAGTTAGTGTAGTATATCCAGCAGCTGACCAAGCAGTACCATTATAAGATTTTAAAAGATCGTTATCTGAGTCATACCAAAGATCACCTTCTGCAGGTGCGCTAGGAGCTGTAGCATTTACAAAGGCAGAGCCAATTGGGACTACAGCGTTAGAATTGTTTTTAGTATAAAGCTTACGATCAGCAAGGTTAAGTGCTACTTCACCAATTTCTAGATCAGTTGTTAAAGGTATTGCACCTGCTGTGTTAGATTTTTTAAGAATAATTTTAGTCGCCATTAGAAGGTTCCTCCAATAATTAGCGTGTCAGGATTATTTAGCTGATTTGTAGCTACATACTTATTAGTGATACCGTTAAAAACCAGTAATGCTCCATTTTGTCGATTAGTATTATCAACATCAGTCATTCTAGTAGTAGTTAATTGGTAATTCTTATAAGTTTGGGTAGTAGCATCATAAGCTAGATAGTCGTTGTTTGTAAGATTAGTAATAACTACATCGATTAAGTCACTTAATTGAAAGTTTTCTAATAAGTTACCTGCGTTAAGTGTAGTTATAGTTCCTGCAGAAGTTGTAATTTCTACAATTAAGTCTTCATCTTCATTGATGTAAGCATTAGTAATAGAGTCTCCTTTTGAGCCTTGTCCACCTGTTCTAGCAAGTGAGACAGCATACTCTAGCTTGTCAACTTCTGTAACGAACTCGCTTTTATTTAAACTAATCTCTAGTTTGTTACCTTTAGTACTTAATTTGTATGTCATCTTAGAACTCCGTTGGAGAGTACAAGACTTCTACTAGTCCTCTAAGAGGTTTCCAAATCTGTTGAAGGTTTCCTGTTCCTGTATCCTTAACTTCTAACTCAATATACCCATAAACAGGTTTATCTGGAGAAGGTTGTGTAGTCCAAGTAGCAATTAAATTCTCTGGGAAAACAATCTTAAAAGTATTGTCGGTTATAGTGGCGTCTAAAATAGGTAGTTGAGTAATAACACCACTAGGCTGTACAGCAGTAGGTATTTTACCGTCACCAGTATTTAGAGCTTCAATTACAGTAACTTTTAACTGATAACCACTAAGGTTAGTTACCCAATTTAACGTTACATCTAACTGAATTTGTTCACCATCAACAATACTTGCTAAGACTGCTCCATTATCAGAGATAAGATCTTGGGAAGCAGAAGTAATTCTACTGCGTGCCATGTGTGTGTGTCTCCTCTAACCGAGCCTCAGCTGGGTTGTGTTGTTTGAATCCTTCATTGAGGAGAGTTATTTTTTAGATTTTCTTTTCTTTTTAACTTCTGCAGCTACCGACAATGCGATAGCTACAGCTTGTTTTTGTGATCGACCAGACTTCTTTTCCTTACGAATATTAGAAGAAACTGTCTTTTGTGAGTAACCTTTTTTGAGAGGCATTATGCTGATTCACCAGGAAGAGGTAGACAAGTAGTATTAATACTGTAATAAGGCTGAGTTGAATTTAACTCAATAGTTCTTTCTAGATCTTGTTTACACTCTGTTTCCGTAACAAATATTTCTTCTGTATTGTAATATAACTGACAAGATTGTGCTTCTGCTGTAACACAAACTAAAATTACTGCTAAAAACATTATACAGCTTCCTCAATTTCCATATTAGAGTTGTCTTGAATCAATGGGTCTTGACCAATCTCTTCTATTCCCATAGCATCATCATAGTCAGCCGGGATGATATCGTGTTGTTTAGCTACACCAAGCCATACAGAACGAGGAATCAAGCGGTTCTGGTACCACTCTGTGGCTAAACGAGCCCACTCTGAGCCTAGTGGTGTAGGGTTAAAGTCAGCTGATAGCTTGAATTTTAGTTCTTCTACGTCTAGATCCTTACCGTAACGCCACTTGAGCATTAGCTTAAGAACTTCTCCCATTGTAGCCGAAAGTTTGTTGTTAAGTAGACCGAGTTGTGCTGTAAGGCTTGAGTTACGGATTTCTAGAGCAACACCTGACTGATCACCTTCAGGTGCAAGAATACGAACACCCATACGAGCCATCTCTGTGATAGCGCCTTCAATAGCACGATCCATGTCTGCTAAAGCGTCTGTTGGAGTACGGAAAGCATCAATCTTGTCGCCTGAACCTAGTTTAATCCAAGATCCAAGACCAGCATTGACTACTTGTTGGAAGTCTTCAGTACTCATGTCTGAGAAAACTACAGGAGTAAAGGTACTAGCACCATACATTAAGTGGTTACGACGAGATACCTTATTGTAGAGAGCAATCTCTTTGTCAATAAGAGGAGTTAGCATAGGAGCTTCGAGTGTTACTTCACCATTAAGAGGGAAGATAGGAAGCTGCGTCATAGGCTCGCCACCCATAAGTGGAGTGATAGGTTCACCGTTTGCAATCCAGTGGTCATTTGAAAAGAGCTCAGTACCAAAAAGCTGAGTCATCTTTAGATCACCGTTGATTAAATCTACTGTAGCTTCACCTTCTTTTTTATAGTATTGTACTCTGTAGATGCCTGCTTCGTCAAGATAATGATCTACTGCAACGATATCAAGGTTAGGATGCCACTCTGAGTCTTTGTAGGTTCTACCAATGTAACGGAAAACAACTCGAGTAAGAGTTGGACGACCTGTAGTACGATCGATACCTGTCTGCCAGTTAATAACATCCTCAGCTCTCCAAAGAACAGGATAAGGCGCAATCATTTGTTTTTGTTCAGGGTCTAACTCTGTGTAGCTAGGTACTACCGGAAAATCTACTGAGACCCAACCACGAGAAGTAGAAAGCTCTTCCCAAATAGCTGCGTCAAGGAAAGCGATAAGTGGACGACCGTCTTCAGTGAAACGATTACGAATCCAAGACATAGCCTCTTCAGGAACAGACTCAGGGAAAGTAATCTCGGGATTCTTTCTTAGCAGACCACCAGTAAGAATCTTAGCATACTGAGAGGTTAGTCCAGGTAGTTCGGCCTCTGCAACATACCACCGATATTGCTCCGCTGACATACGGGGACTGAATGGCACAAGAATGTTGGTATAATTAACAGCATCAAGATAGCGATCGTGTTCTTTAGCATATAATTCTCCATTGAGGATAGCACGGCATCTCTTCCAAATACGTACCATTGATTCGTATTCGTATGTTGGAGTACCAACACTAGTCTTGGAAGTAAGGGTAGGTATTTGAGTCATTTGTTATTCCTTATACAGAATCGTCTGATACTAGTACTACTACAGCTTCTTTGATAGCTTTTGCCCAAACACGCTTAGCACCTGAAAACCCTGCTTGGTAATCAGTAACAGTGCGATTAATTTCTGGATCATCCCAAGTACTAAAGTGCAAACCATACTGTTCAGTAGGGGCTACTGTATTTGAAGTTACGCGAAGAAATACACCATTTAGTTTCTCTTCATTAGTTACAATTTGCCAAGTAATTTTAGTAGCATCGCCACCTGTTAGTTCAGTCCACACGCCAACTGGCACTTGTACTGCTTCTTGATTTCTAGCCATAGTTTGTTGTCCTTTATTTTTGTCATTTCATGTTGAAATAAGTTGTTTAATTTTTTTGCTTATTTTTCAAAAGGTCAGAGAGTTGTGTGTTTTTCATGAAAAAGATAAGCTTTTACAAGAGACGCAACAAGATCTGAACGAACAATATCTTCAACTGTGAACTCAATCACAGGTACTTCTAAATTATATTTATTAATAATCTTCTTAAATTCCACAAGTCCTGAGTCACGTGTATCACGCTGCATCGGATCACCCATGAGAATCATCTTAGAGCCTTCACCGATACGTGTAGTAATTGCTTTCACTTCTTCATAAGTTAAATTCTGAGACTCATCAACAAGAATAATTGTATCTTCGAAACTAGCACCACGAATAGTTTCTAGAGGATGAAACTCAATCTGTCCTGAGTGACGTTTAGCGTCGTAGTCATTAGCACCAAGTCTTTTCTTAATCTCACTAGTCATTGGAGCCAACCAAGGCCCAAGCTTATCATAAATGTCTCCGGGAAAAGAACCAAGGGTTTTTCCTGTAGGAATATTAGCACGAACTAAAACAAGTTTCTTTACACGTCCTTGTACAAGTAAGTTTACAGCTGCATTTACTGCACAGTAAGTCTTACCGACACCAGCAGGTCCTATAGTAACAACTAACTGACTGCTCTCTACTGCTCTTAACAATCGATCTTGAGTCTGAGTTTTAGGTTGAATGTGAACTGCCTTATCTACTAAGGGACGAGCTTGATTCGAACGGACACGAGTTCTTGTTTTGGTCATTTGTATTCCTAAAAATTGTGTTTAAAAAGTGAGGAAAAGTACGTATCTATAATGATGAATAATCAAAAGACTAAATCAAGTCTAATGAGAATCCATGCCAGAGCTTTCTAGGGGCTGGCTCGCTTACCCGAGGAGCAGGACGGGTTTCTACAGTGTGGATAAGGAACTGTAGGATATAGCCACGACATCACCTAAGCAAGTGAGAAACTGCTTATCAACCCTGAACCAAGGAGGCTCTAATGAGAGCGATGCCGTACCTAGTCAAACTGGCTTTCACTACCGACGATGGTGAAAACGGTTTTATGACGAGTGACTACTTCATGTCGGCTAACAAAGAAGAAGCTTTGAAAGAAGCTCTTCAGCTGCATGAAGATGTGACAGCAACCCTCGATGGTGCTGCAGTATATCACCTCGTAATGACGCTTTAACGTCTTGGCCTGAGCAAGCGACTAACTGCTCACCCACTCAGCAATCAGGAGGACCCCATGCTGAAGTTCATTCGTAACCTCTTTTCCGTAGATGCCGAGCTTAATCAAGCTTGCGGATACTTTGAAAAGAAATGGTACGAAGAGAGTGTTGCTCATGCTAAGACAAAGTTGCTGCTCGCCGAGCAAGCTGCTTATTTTCTTAGTGAAGACACACTCGAATCTGCCCCTGAAGACGATGCTTTGCAAGAAGCCGTTCAAAGTGCAAGAGAAGAGCTATGGTTGGCTGAAGAAGAGCTAAACCGTATTTCTTGAGGCTAAGACCTAAGCAAGTCTTTAAACTGCTCAACATCAACCCCTCACAGGAGAACAAAATGTTCGCGATCAACTCTGAAGCTAAAGTCGTTCACGCTAGCACGGGTAAAGTAGTTCGACACGATGAACTCAAAACTCTTTCAAAAGAAGAGTTAAGCAACTACGGTCGTCTTTGTGTTGCTGCTATTGAAAAAGATTATACTCCTGAGCCCATAAAATTGTTGAGCTAAGAATGAGATACTACGCACAACTGGACTCAGGTAAACTTCTTGAAGTTTCTTGGGTCACCTATGAGCTACTTGTAACTGAACACGGTTGGAAGCATCGGCTGAGAGAAGCTGATCTTGTTATTGTGTTTAGAATAAAGGGAGTCAAAAAGAAATGGAACTCACAACTGAAGAGCTTAGAACGCTCTGGAACACTTGGTCTAGCGATTCAAGTCTTCGGTCAACTCTAAGGTTTGGACAGTTTGTCTGTAACAGAAAAATTCAGGCTGGCTTTTGCTGGCCTGAGTGCTACTACGCGTCAACTGACGTAGCTTACCAGATGCTATATGATGTAGCAGCTGGTTTAAAGCCTTTTTCAGGTAGACGTTCTTATTAAGGAAACACCCTAGTGGGGGTGTATAAATATACCACAAAACAAATGAAACTGCGTTCGCTAGCAACTACAGAGGCTAGCTCGTTACTCCGGGAGCATGCGGAGTTCTCAATAGTGTGGATAAGGAGCTATTGAGTATAACCACGACATCACCTAAGCAAGTGAGAAACTGCTTACTTAACCCTTAAAAGGAGATTGAAATGTGGACTGCAACCTTTGTAACTCTTGTTGTAATCGGTATCGTAGTAGCTGCTCATGAATGGTATGAACGAGTTTACAAGTTTAACAAACTTCGTGAAGAAGTTAAAAAATACCAACTTGATTACTTTTATGAGGTACTTCGTTACTACGATGAAAGGCCTACAATGAGTGTTCAAGAAGTAGCTTCGGTAAATGAGTTGCTGAAGAAAGCAGCTAAACGAGTTGCTGTTTACTATCCAGGCTTCACTGCCCCAACCCTTGTGTAAGGAGAAAAACTATGCTAGTACTTTTTACTATTTTCTTAATCGGGTGTTTCTTGCCTTTACAGGAGAAAAACTAAATGCTTACCGCACTTGAAATCTTGTTTATGCTTGCGGCTTCTGCTTTTATTTTGTATCTAATGTATAAAGAAGAGGAGGAAAGATGACAGAAGCTTTTCTAGTTATTCTAACTTCATGGTTAGGAACTAGGCTGACTCTTCAATTTCTCTTCTTTGGATACAAGAAAAATGTTAGCAAGCTCTATCCTGCTGTTCAGTATCTTCTGGGTAATCATTCACGGAAGAGTAGGTCTTAAGTTAGGAACTACTAATGGTATCATAGGTGGTTTCCTATTCTTCTTATTTTTACTACCCTCTGGTTTTTTAATTGCGCTAGGGGGTAGTATAGTAGTAGGCTGCTGCTTGGCGTATTAGCCCCCTTCGGGGGGCTTCTACTACACTTAACTTTTTTTATCATGGCTAACTGAGGTCAAAATGATCCAACAAACACTACGAGCTTTCTCTGAGTCTAAGTTACTCGCAGAGTTAGCTCGACTACAGTCTCTAGGCTGGTCAACAGTAGGCTTAGTATATAAAGAAGGTCTATACTGGTATGGAACGGTACGTAAATGACCTTTACAGTAGAACACGTATTCAAAGCCTCTGTAGTAACTGTCCTAGACGATGAAGGTCAGCTAGAAGACATCGAGTGGATTCTCGATGAAGACGGTGTCTTTGTACGACAATGGAATGAAGAGTATGAACGATATGAAGTAGTAGAAATGTCAAACCAACAGCTTCGAGAAGCTCTAACAGCTCTCGGCTTACCAGAAGGAACTTACTATGCCGATTAACTGGCACCGTCCTATTGAGCTAGTCACCGACCCCTCTGTAAAACTGCACTTTGTAGGTTGGAGTCTTAATGGTAGACAAGCAATTGTAGAATCCTCTTTTGCTAGTCTTATCTATCGTGCAGATGCAACAACAGGGCATATCAACGGAGTAGGTTGTATTCGCAACGTCAAAGAGCCTTGGGAAGTAGCTTTTGACCGATACTACCTGAATAAAGCTCCTAACTTTGACTACACAGAAGAGACTATCTTTAGAAAAGGCTATGAAGCAGGAGCTAAGAAATGATCGACTTGAAAAAACCACTAGAAGCTTTTGGAGATAGTATTAATGACACTCGTGTAACGCTAATTGGTACAGCGTCTAACAACCGTGTTATAGTAGAATGGTGGAATGGAGTCATCTGGTCTTTCACTAAAAAGGAAGACGGAGACTACTATTCTGGTCCGAATATGAAACTACGTAACTGTAAAGCAGACTGGGAGAAAGCCTTTGACGAGTGGCAGGGACAACCTGCAGAACAAGACTATAGTGTTCGTCAAACCTTTAAAGAAGCTTTTGAAGCAGGTCGATTGTGGGAAAAGAAAAAATAAAGACTGTAGCGCTAGCAATAGCAACACCACCTGTCTATCGATCGAAGCATGCAGCTGCGTTGTACTATAAAGGCCGATTGTTAGCAACAGGAGTTAACCAATACAAAACTCATCCAATGATGAAACGGTATTGTAAGCATCCTGAAGCAGTAGAGTTGCATGCTGAAATCGACTGTATAACTCGTGCTATACGTCGCTATGGTACAACTGTTTTAAAGCACTCTACACTGTACGTAGCAAGAGTTTGTAAGGATGGTTCGTTGAGTAACTCTAAACCCTGTGTAGGTTGTCAGAAGGCGATTGAAGCCTTTTTTATACCTACTGTTTACTACACAACAAAGGATGGATGGAATGTCGAGTAAAATCGAACTTAAACGAGTAAGCTTTACTCCTGAGTCTATGTCAGCTAGTGAGTTAAGTCTCTACTGTTCTCGTATCGACGTAGAAGCAAAGAAGACTGAAGGTTGTGATGGTGTTTACTATAGTTTAGACTTTGACGACCCTTATGATGAAAGAGCTTGTAATCATAACTGGGTCTTTTATCGACTGGAAACAGCAGAAGAGTGTGCTCTACGCAAGAAGAAAGCGGAGCAGAGTCAGTTAAATTACAAACTTAACCAATATGAAAAACTAAAGAAGGAACTAGGTCTATGAGCGATATTGTTGTAACAAACCGTAACAACCGTCATTTCTACTGTGATCAAGGTTGGTACAAGCATAAGACTCGTAACAAGTGGGCTCGTATTACTGTAGATAAAGTAAAGGTAACCTGGTTTGACAACGACTATGTCTACGACTACGAGGTAGGAGACAATGTGCGTAGTCTAGCAAAAGACCGCTGGGAGCGTAAAGTACAACAAGATGTACCTATGCCTGTTTATAACCGTCTGGAGGCACTAGTATGAAGAGAAAAGGTCCATTTCGTCATGGTCAACTAGTAGTTAACCTTGATACAGGTTTTCCTGCTGTAGTACTTAGATTTAAAGGACGAGGAGGAGTAGAAGTACGTAGTCAAGCTACTGGACAAGTCTTTACTAAAAATTATCGTTGGTTAGAAGACTATGTAGACTACAACAAAAGGATGCAACAATGAAAACCAGAGTAGTAAAAGTATCAAAAGGCTATGTTCCTCAAGTATGGATTAGTCTAGGACGACCTTTCTTTGGCTTTGGTAAAGAACAAGGCTACTGGGAAGGAGTACTAGAAGACCTTTCAAGTATGTCTACTAGAGAGTATCAACTAGAATACTGTGTAGTAGAAACAGAACTAAAGGCTTATCATATTCTAAGTGAGTATAAAGCTAAGAAAGAAGAAGAGTATAGTTTATCTTAATCTTCTAACTATCCTACTACAACCCCCCTCCCCCTGTTTAACACAGACAGAAGAGGATTATGTTAGAATCTTCTAACTAAGCCTACTGACACCCCCAAAGAACTCTCATTCTTCTTTATCGCTAAGAGGTGAGAGTTCAACAAACTAAGGAGAAAACTATGTGTCCACCCTGTAACAATAACTGCAACCAAGGCAGAGATTGCCCTGCAAGGAGAACAAAATGAGAGACTCTAGGTATAACATCGTCCCATTCGCAGGAATTGCGGCTGTCGTATTTCTGCTTTTTGGGCTTGGGCAGCTCATGATGTACAACATGGATAAAAGCCAAATCCGCTACGAGCAGTGTATCGCCGCCGATAAGCAATGGATTTGGGGGAGTTGCGTGAAATGACTGACGAAGAACTCATCGAATTTGCAAAAATCTTAGAGGCCGAGATGAGTGACGATCTAAAGCCCTGCCCGTTCTGTGGTGGAGAACCCTTCTCCTTTGAAGACTACGGCCACTCTACAGCGTGGGAAGTTGGATGTTCAAATTCTCAGTGTCGTGTGGAGCCCCATGTGTGGGAGAAAACAAAAGACGAAGCTATCGCTTCATGGAACACACGCACCCCTGATACCAGCATCGAAGCCCTGACCGCCGAGCGTGAATTTTTCGAAGAAGAGTGGGTGTCTGCCGTGGACAAACTGAATAAGGCGGTGGAGCTTCTAACGCTTTGTCGAGACATGTTCGATAAAGTTGCACACCCATCGGACCCACTTAGCAAGATGCTGAATGACACGCTGGCCGAACTAGGAGAAACCAAATGAGACTGAATGAGTATATCAACCAAGTCTACAAAGCTATTTTGTTTATGTTTGGATTAGCTGTTCTACTTGATCCTACTTCACTAGGAGAATGGAAAGCTAAGATGGACATCGGCTATGACTCTATCTGGTCTGAGTATGTTTATGACTGTGACTGTACAGAGGAACTAGAATGAATGATGAAGATCGGTTCTACTTTGGCCTGGCAAAAGAACAGGCTTCTTGGTCACTAGACCCTAACAAGAAAGTAGGTTGTGTAGTTGAAAGAAACGGTAGAGTTCTCACTAGAGGGTTTAATCAGTTTCCCAGAGGTATCGCTAACACCGATGAACGTTGGGCAAACAGAGAGTATAAGAACCTAATCGTAATACATGCAGAGTCTCATGCTCTTTTGCGTTCTAGTGACTGCTACGGAGCTACTTTGTACTGTACTAGCTTCTTGTGTTGCACTTGTGCAGGTTTAGCAATACAGAGAGGAATTAAGAGAGTTGTGGTTCCTGAAATTGAAAAGGAAAGCTCTTGGTATGGTAACTTCTTAGAAGCTCGTAACTTGCTTCGTGAAGCAGGAGTAGCTATTGACTATGTGTGAAGACTGCACTTATCACCCGTTAGACTTCTATACAGAGTTTGACGGAACAGTTTGGTACTATCGATGTAGAGACTGGAAACACATCGAACGCTCTCTCGATAACTTAACTTGGAAGGAGTTAACTGATGAAGACTTAGTTGAAATGAGTCAAAATCACATGGAGTATGTGGAGTCTCTACTGATTCCCTTCTAACAAAAGGAGGTAGTATGCTAGAAAGTATTTTATGCTTAGCCCTAGCTCTCTACCACGAAGCTCGTTCAGAAACTATTGAAGCTCAACTACTTGTAGCTGAAGTAATTATGAACAGAGTCAACCACGAAGACTTCCCAGCAACTATTTGCGAGGTAGTTTATCAACCTAAACAATTCTCTTGGTCTAACAAAGACTTACCTATCACTGAAGATGTCTTCTTAGACTCGATTACTATGGCAGGAGAAGTGTACTGGAACTACGTTGAGTTACCCGGTACAAAGGCTTTGTTTTTTCACAGTGGGCCTCGTAAAGGCTTCTTCAAAACCAGAAAAAGGATCGGTCGCTATGGCGAGCACACGTTCTATGAATAAAGCAGAATTTAACCTAATCAAGGAGCATAAAGCTTGGAATGAAGATGACTGGGATCACCAGGAGTTTCTAGACTACTCAGAAGCTCCTACGCCTAGTAAAAACCCCTTCTTTATCGTACTTGGTAAAGAAGCAGTTAACACTCTTGTGGAGTAAATTATGAAGCTATTAGAGTTAAAAGTTGGAGACGTTCTACTACCTAAACGTGCTAAGGTTCCTAAAAAAGTAGTAAAGATTTACACTAGGAATGATCGACTCGATTATATTGTACTTGAGCCTATGGACTACTGGAAAGGCATGAGCTATAAAACAGCTAGTAGTTATCCAGTTAGTCTTTATAACGATCGTGATCTAAATGACTACTACAAG